TCATCGACAAGACGCTGGTAGCCATAAATCACTTCAAAGAGCTCACTCGCGTCATACGTCGTGGATTTGTAGGTGAAGTTGGTGTTGTTGCTGTTGTTGTTAATTGGGTCGCCTTCTTCGCCGCAATTCTCAATGACATAATCAACCCAGCTCTCATTCCAACCTTCGGTGGCAACCTTGTTCTTGAGCTGTTGGGCGCTCATTAACACGCGCCAGAAGCAATAGGGTACCTTCTGTGGGTCTGTGGTGTAGGCGGGGAACAAAACGTCGCCGTCTGGAGCAATACATTGAACCAGTGGGCAATCAACGCTACGACGGATGATAGGAAACTCAGCGGTTCCCGTCTTGCGTAGGTCATTCAAGGCGCGTTTGGCCTTCTGATCGGTCATGCCATTGAACTGACCCTTGAGGAGTTCAACGAGTTGACTGTCAGATTGCTTTTCAAGGATGGCTTTTACCAAATCAGGGCTAACCTGCTGGAGTTGCTCAAGGGTGAGCTTCTGCTTGAAGATGCGGTCTTCCTTCTGCCAGCCGACATAGGTAATCATTATGCCGCGCTCAAGGAGGTAGTTGGCACCCAGCTCCATCTGACGCTTGAACTGAGGAATGTAACTAGCCACCATCCATTTGAGGAATGCGCTAGTGACGCGAGCCCGACCAATGTCGCCCGATTCTACGGGGTAGGCACGGATGTTAGCGCGATTGAGCGAAGAAATGAACATCGCCACATAGCGATTGATGCGTTCGTCAATTACATGGGCCTCCTGATCGGAAGCACCTTTCCACGGGAAGGCATCGCTGCCATTCTTGCGCAAGTCGTCAGACTTCCCAGACCACAAATTACGACGATTATCATACGCATCAGCGCATTGATTGAAGTAGAAGTTGAGGTCGGTGGTTGTCCGTTCATACGCATCACGAAGCGCCAATACATTTGGCGAATCCTGAACGTAAATAAGTGCTTCTTGATTATCAGTTTCCATTTAGATTTTGCTCGATAGAGCGAATGATGCGATAGGCTGCGCCTTTATCAATGGCAACTTTGTCGGCTAGGACAGCCGCTTCAATTGGTTGGTACTCAGCGTGAAGCATTCGTTGCAGAATTTCAAAACCCAGAAGACGATCTACCTGTTCGTCCTGCCACTTGGGGTCTAATGTAATATCAGACTCCAAGCATTTCATGGCGATAGGTAGTTCCACCGGATGCGTCTGTAATTGCGTCAACATTGATGCGTTTGCCCAACAGTTTACCACGGAGCTTGCGAGGGATTGCAACGGGCACCTTGCCCTGATGCCCTTCCAGCTTGGCGTAAACCCAGCGCGGGTTACGAGCTTCCATAAGAACTAACGCCCTAATCTTGTCTGGAACAGCAAGAGGAACGTCAAACGACAGCTTGATGAGCTCCACTCCTTCCTCAGTGAGATAGGTGTTCTTGCCATAACCAGAGTAGTGCAAGCCCTCCGTTAGTTTAGACGATTTGATTTTAAGCAACTCGTTGACTGTCTTGCCCAGCTCATCAGCCAGCGCGATGATTTTTACTTTAGCCATTAGTATCCGCCCTTTCGTTTTGATTGTTGTATCGTCTTGTCCACCCAACGTATGCCGTCGATACAGGCATAGCGTATTACGTCCACAGGGTCTTTCCATGCTTCGTCGCTTCCGCCGTCGCCTGTGTATTCCTGTAAAGCTGTGATGATGTTCTCGCACCTATCCGAGACGTAGAATCGTGGATGGTTGATGCCATCAATCTTGGCCTTACGATTGTAAGCCATCTTGGTTTGAATGGCCTGAATGCCATCCTCAATGTCTAAGCCGGGGGCTGGATTGAACGTGAGTCCGTTGTCTGCCAAGTCCTCGATAATGGAGCTCGCCCCATTCTGCGACTGGTACTTGGCTGCGCCTAAGCGTGGGTCAATGAGCCTGTCTAAGATTTCCTCGCTGTTGTCTTCCTCTAGGCCGACAATCAAATCAACGTAGTCCTTGATACCGTAGCCCAACCCCTTGCTGCCTTTTCCTCCAATCCACTTGCCGCCATGCCACTTGGCCCAATCGCCCACATTAACGTCGGGCCATTCACGATAGACGTAGTAGGTTTCATCAGCATCCACCCCAATCCAGCACATGAACCAGTTCTTACGCCCAGCAGGGTCAAGAATCATGTAGCGTGTTAGGTCGGCAGGAATCTTGTCATGCGGGATGACATTCACCTCACGCGAGAACATGGGGAACCTAGTGGACGCACTCTTGGTAGGAATACCATAGGCGCGTGTAAGGATTTCTTCTTCGGCTCGTCCCTTTAAATCTTGAGCAATGCGCTCATATCCACCAAACGGATTGTCCTTAGAATGGAAATAGATGATGCCGCTATTTCTATTTGCCGAATGCTGAACAAACGGCACGGGCCTGTCATTCAGCAGTTCAGCAACCTTAGTTTCAATTGTTCGTGCTTTCTCCAGATAGTCTCGTACAACTTCTGTGTAGCCGTCAATAGGAGTAAACGTAACAATAATTTTAGCATTCCTTGTAGCAAGGCGGAAGCGAAGAGTAGTGAGCAGCTCAGGGCCAATAAGATACTCGTCACACCAAGCGCCGATGTTAAGCCAAACAGGTTCACGGCTGCCCAGCTCCGCGCCTTCCAAGATGGTGTCGTTGTTGAGGAACTGTGCATAGGTTTTAAAGATGATGTGGCTACGAGTGCCGGGGAGAATCAAACTGCTCTTAGAGAAACCATTCTTGCGTGTGTAGCTAATGTTCTCTTCCGCGCTCAGAGTCTTCTTACGCAGCTCTTCTGGCAAGGCATCATAGATGGCACTCTGTTGCTGACGGATGGACACATCCGCATTCTGGGCAAAGCACATGATGACACTGCCGGGATTTTCCATAGCAGCCTTAACGACAGCCGTAGCTGCCCATGTTGTCTTTGAAGACCGATTGCCGCCGCTTACAAGCAATTCGTTGAACTCCCCTAGCAACTCCTCTGCCTTCTTCCAATGAGGCAGTTTAAACCCATAGCGATAGGGGTCGCGCTGACTATTCTCAATGGCCTGATGGTAGATGTCGAACAGATTGGCTAAAGCCTCTGGCTTCATCCGCGCCATCTCCTCATTCGTAGGAGGAACTAGAATGGGATGCTTCTTCCAAATCATACGTTAGTAGATCATGGATTGTTAGCCATCCAAATTGAAATGTAACGCTGCTTGTCGTCCTCACTAAACGCCGTGCAAGCAATTAGCGCATCCATGAAACTCTTGTGCTTTTTAATGAGACGCTTCTGTGCCAAGATTTTTCTAACGGTGATGTTGCTTCCGTTACGACTAGCCCAAGCATGAGTGAGGTTGTTGCGCCAAATGCCATGCCAACCAAAATTGTTTGCCCAGCACTCAGCCATCTCATGCCACATTTGCTGGATGGTGATTTCCTCGCACTTCTTGGCCCACAACAAAGGCTCTGGCACTTCTCCTGTACCTTCGCTTTCTTTCTTAATGAAAGCCTTCAGGTCTTGGTCGCTTACGGAATACTCAGGCCAGCGGTATCTATCAACCAGCTTGGACAAATGAATCCTCAGCTCTTCGTGTTTCTTTTTTAGTTTCATACGTTGATGGCTTCCTTCTGAAGCGCGGCCCTAGCATCCTCAATGGCCTTCATAGCATCCTCTAGGCTTGGCTTACCCGCCTTATGCTCAATGACCATCTTGTTCTCCCCTAGAGCCTGCATACCCTTATCCACGGCTATACCGTAGGACAGGGCTAAGTCTTTGACGTTCACCTTAGCCAAGGCATCTGGATTGTCTGCCAGCATAGCCATCTTCTGTTTCATCAGAAGCCTAATGCCCTCAGCCATCTCAAAGCCATCAGCCGCTAGTTGCTTCTTCCTAATGTCAATGGCGAGCTCATGCCTAGACTTCACCGAGCTTATTTGATTGAAGCTCCAGCCCGTGCTATCCGCTACCTCTTGCCATGTACTCCCATCCGCCAGAAGCTCTAAACACAGCATAGCCTTAGTTGGCTCTCGCGCTTCTAAGGTACGACTATCCGCTTCCACTATGGAAGTAAGAAAAATCGTGCTCTCTTGCTCTTCAGACATTTGCTATTGTTTAACTAAAAATTAAAAGAAACTCGTAAAAGAAAGGGGGATTAAAAGGGGGTAAGCATTAACTTGTCAAGCTTATTCTGGTCACGAAGCCAATAGTGTAACAAAATCTTGCAGAGTTTGTTACAATAACATAGCTGTACACGTTTCTTAAACATAGATGGAAAAGTGACGTTTCCTATGCACTTTCTAACAAATGGGATGATCTGGTAGCTAGTAGGGGGCACCCTTTGGAATATTTTTTTAAGGGTCGATTCTAACCAATTAACAATCCACCACCCCCCAGACAAACGAACCCCCTCCCCCCCCTGTGGTGTTTGGGCGGTTGGCTTAGGCGTTTGGACGTGCGATCGGCGTCTTGTCCCGTCTAGCTACCTGCAAATGACTACTCAATAAGCCTATTGTAAGCGTTTATCAGTAAGGAAACGGCATCAGGCTATCGCGTGAAGGGTTTCTTGTAAGGGTAGGGGAATGCATTCGGGAGGCTTTCACGGCATTCAGGATGGGTTGGCCGTAGCTTGCAAAGGCTATTGGCTAGGGTTGCGCTGGGCTTTCCTCTTTCCTGAAAAGGGAAAGTGTTCCCGTGTCCTTCCTTTCCTTATGCGTCTACTTCCTTGTTTCCTTCACGGAGTTTATGGAAGCGCGAAAATTGAAATCGTGTTTAAGTTGTTGGCCATCAGTTGCTGATATGGGAGCGCGGAAATTAGTTGTTGCTTTTCTTAAACGTGTACACAATTCTCCTTTCCATCGGAGCGAAAAACGATCCGAAACAAATAAACACAAAACAAATGAATAGAATCAAATGCATGGAAATAGTTCAGCAAATTGATTGCCTTGAAAGCATTCGGGCAAATTTGCTTGAAACTTCAAAAGGTGAACAGAAACGCGGTTCGTGGCCATATTACGCTCAAAAATTGCTTGCGTGGATCGACAGCGGCATGACGGGAAAAACTCCGTTTTCTGTTTTCGTGGCAAATGGAAACAAAAAATTGCCTTTCTTTGCCTTTTCCTCTTTAGCCATTGCAGATTGCCCGGGCAAAGGCACTTGCGTCAAATATTGCTATAGCTTGCGCGGTTGGCGCTATCCTGCAGCGTTTTTCCGTCAACTTCAAAACAGTTTATTGATGCGTCACCATATGCCAGCAATTGCCAACGCATGGAATCAAATACCAACGGGCAAAACGGTTCGCTTATTTGTTGACGGCGATTTTTCTAGCGTTTCCGTTTTGCGTTTCTTCATGGATTTATGCAAAACGCGGACGGACTTGTCAGCTTATGGATATTCGAAAAGCTGGGCCGAGTTTGTCTCTTTAGACTCGACCGGCTACGTTTGGCCGAAAAACTATCTTGTTAACAAGTCAAACGGTTCCCGGTGGATCAATACGGGCATTGCAAATGCGTTTTCGGCATTGCCTGTGGTGCGCGGAGAGTTTGACGCGGTTCCCGTAGACCGTTCCTTTATAACGTCAAAAGCATATCAATCTAAAGAAAATGCCGGATCCGGTGAATATCGTAAAACAGTACGGGAAAAATTGCGGGCAATTTACAACCGCGTTTTCGCTTGCCCGGGCAATTGTGGCAATTGCTTGCCCGGCGGGCGGCATGCTTGCGGCTCAAAAGACTTTGCGAGCATTGCGATTGGTATCGGCATCCATGCGTAAGCTGTGAACAGTTCAAACTCTCTTTTGAGGGTTTTTTACTGTTCAAAGTGAACAGCCGGGCAAATGCCCGCAACTTAGACAAAAAAACGAAATGAATAAACGAACCTTGTCAGAAATTGCCTCTGAAATCAAACGAGATTGGAAGCAAGTAAACTATGCTGCGCGGCCCTATTTGTGGGCCATGGGCAGCTTTAGCACAGTAAACGACACGTTTGGTTACGACTCTGCACGCTCCGTTGTGCTTTATTTCCTTTCTAATGCGTCGTCATGGCGTGGAGAGGTTGCCAAGCGCGTGAAAGCAGAGCTAAAAGCCCACTTGAAAGGAGGCTCAAAATGATTTGCAACCCTGCAACAGCACAAGATTTCGCGAAATGGGAGCGCGAGGCTAAAAAGCTTTCCATAGACTCGCTGCTTTACGTTGTAAACGACTGCAAACAAGCAGCGCAAGCTATGCGCGGATGGAATCCAGAGCGCGAGGGCTATTACCTCGATCAGGCGTCAACCTTTGGACAAGAGCTAACCAAACGCACCAAGCGCACCCAATAAACCCTATAAACCCTATAAAGCCCGCTTGCCTTTGTTGGCGGCGGGCCTTTGGGCTGAACAAGAGGCGCATTTGCCTCTTTAACACACTAAAAAAACACACATGAACACACAAAAACACACACAGGGGCCGTGGCGTTGCGTAGACACAAGCAACCACGCGCATGACTATCGATTACTCGCAGCAAATGGCGCGCCGTTGCCGCTCAACGTCGTCGCAAACGATCACAGCGAACAGAGAGCAAATGCTCGCCTAATTGCAGCCGCGCCTGATTTGCTGGCGGTAGCCAAAGCGCTTGCGGAATTTGCTGATGGAAATAACAGGTTAAACCTAACGGGTAAACTGGCTGAGTCCGTGGGTTTAGCTCGCGCAGCCATCAGCAAAGCGGAGGGCAAGGCATGAAACGCGCTCTCTTTATCCTTTGCCTTGCCGTGTCCGCTCTGCCAGCAAGGGCGGGGCTTTGGGAGGCCGTTTGCCGTGTAGAAAGCAATGGAAACCCTCGTGCCGTTGGAGATAGGGGCGCGGACGGTGTTTATCGGGCGGCGGGCATTGCTCAAATTTGGGCCATCACAGTCAAGGACATAAACCGCTTCGCTGGCACCCGTTACACGTTAAATGATAGATTTGACCCCGTAAAATCAAAGGAAATGTTCAACCTCTACGTTGAGCACTATGGCAAAGGCCGTTCCCTTCAATATAAGGCCCGGCTGTGGAATGGCGGGCCCGGCGGGAATAGCAAAACAGCCACAATTGCCTACTGGAAAAAAATTCAGAAACACCTATGAAAACAGAAAACAAAACCGTGGAAGAACTACGCGCAGAGGGCTGGGGCGTTGTTCTCATCTCCCCAAAACAGTTTGAGCAACAGGCCGGAAAGCTGTCCCGCGCCGAGATTGAGCTAATCGAGGACTTGCTAAGGGATCAATCCGTTGACCTGATTTCTAGCCTGCATTGGGCTCCATCATGGAGGGGTAACGTATGAAGCGCGAAAACCGTGTGAGAATCCCGCCTATTGTCATCTCTGCCACGACTAAAAAGAAGATGGACGCATGGCGTATTCAATACGGCGTACCTCATGGCCGCATTGTGGATGCCATGCTTCAGCACGTTGAGCATGACTATAAATTCATGCTTCCTCTGGCTGGGCGTAGGCGTAGCTTAGCCCTGAGCCTTCAACCCTTCAGCAAGCAGGTTTAACCGTGCTTTTTTCAGCAAGTGGCAGTCTTTACCCTTACAAGCCGTCAAATCGCCTTAAAACGCAAGGAATGGCGGTTTAAGGGGGTGTCTAATCACTAATTTATGATAGCTTAAAGCCCAAAAACGGGCTATAATACCAAATATAATATGCAAACCGTGAAACTGACCGAAAAAGAAATTGCCGACATAGACTATGCAGTAAACGCAATTTATAAGCAAAGCGCAAAGGTGCCGTTTAAACCTGTTAAGGAGCAACCCGATAGTTCACCCATAAACATCCAACCAAATACAATATGCAACACATGAAAACAATAGCGATAGTCTTCTCCGTAGCAATAGCCGTTGGCATCATCTTGCCAATCATTTTCTATTGCAGTTTCAATAGCTTCTGGAAATCATGGGAGGATGACAATGAT